GACCGGCAAGATCGTAGATGGTTCCGACACGTTCGCGTTCGGAATCGCGCGCGCGGGCGGCGATCGTCTCCGCATCGATAATGGGCGTGGACGGCACGCGGTCCTGCGATTCAGGCGCGGCCTTCCGCGTCTGCGTTTCGGTGTTGTCGGTCACAGCGTCGTCCATGGCTGCTTTCTCCTCGGATGGAGCGTCGGCGCGGTGGACGACGCAGGGATGAAGGGGCAAGAAGCTTTCGGAGGATTTCTCGGAGCGGAAACCCGCCGCCGGATCAGCGCCGATCGGCACTGCGGAGATCTCGAAGGGCGTCCAGTCGACCGCGCGCCAGAGCTCGGGCGCGCCTGCCTGTTTCGTCACCTCGAAGCGATGGACCTGGTAGCCGATCGAGACCGCGCGGATGTGCCCGGCTTCGACGTCCTTCCAGAGCGGCTCGACTTCGGCCCGGTCGGAGAAGCGGACCCGGGCGATGCCGCGTCCAGTCTCGATGCGGGCGCTGCCCGGCACGACCGAGCCGATGACGCTGTCGAGCACGGAGGCGTCATGCACCTTCAGGAGGGGTGCGCCCGCGTTCAGGCGATCGAGACGGACGGCGCGCGGATCCATCGCCAGTTCCTCGTCGAAGGGATCGCCAAAGAACGGGTTGCGCCGAACGCGCGCGCCTGTGGACCAGACCACGTCGATGGTGCGCTCGGCCGCATCGATCGACGCAGGCAACAGGTCCGCCGCCCGCGTCAGCGGTGGCAGGTCGATATGTCGGGTCATGAGAGTGGTCCTTGAGATCAGCCGAGCGACGGGTCGGTTGCCGCCTGCATCACGCCGGTTTTCGTCACGCGCCGCGGATCGCTATCGAGAATGAGCCCGAGGGCGTCGACCTTGGCGTTCATGGCGGCGATCTCGGCGAGAACCGCGTCGGGGTTGTGGCCCTGACGGGAGATGGCCTGCGCCAGCGACATGGTGCCCGAGCGCAGCGCCAGGAGATCGGCCATCGCGTCCTTCAACGGATCCACGGCTTCGAAACGTGGTGGAGACCATTCGACCGCAATGTCCGGCCGCGGCAGTTTCCCGGCCGCCCACGCGGCCTGGCAGAACCAGACCCATATGGACTGGCAAAGCACGGGGATGACGATCTGCCATTGGACGGCGTCGATCAGGCGACGAAACTCCACGAGCCCCGCCCGGATCGATGAATAGTTGACCTGACTGAGATCGCCGGTCAGCAGCTCGTAGGGCATGCGGAAGCCTGCCGCCACGATGTGAAGCTGCGCGCGGAGCCACTCGCCAACGCCTGCCGTCGTGGCGGGCTGGTTGAAGCGGATGTCCTTTCCACCGCGCGCATAGGCGATCAGCCCGGGCTCGAACTGCTCGACGCGATTGCCGTCGGCGTCGACCACCGACGGGGCTAGCCCCAAATCGGCTTCGTCGGCGCCAAGCACGATGCCGACGACACAGGCTTCCGTCTTCTTGCGGACCAGTTCGGCCTGCGTCCAGTCATCGAGATCGCGCAGCGCCCGCATCACCGGCGTGCCCCATGGGACGCCGCGCACCTGTGTGCACTGCTTCTCGTAGAGATGCAGCACTTCGCTCGCCGGGATGGCGAGGCTCTCCAGACGTCGGCGCATGGTGACGACGGCGTCGCCAGGGTGCTGGGCATGGAGCCAGTAGGCGCGGCGTCGGCCGAGGGAATCGAACTCGACGCCCTGAAGCAACCGCCCGCCATCAGCGAGATCGCCGTTGCGGGTGTTGTCCAGGAGATCGGCTTCAATGATCTGCACCTGGAGCGGCACCGCCAGACCATCGCTCAGGCGTCGCGGGCGGCGACGGACCAGGACTTCGCCAGCTTCGATCATTTCCCGAACGGCCAGGGTCTGCAGGCCGAAGATGTCGAGCTGTCCATCGGCGTCGCAGGCGGCGGTCCACTCGGTCCAGAGCCGGTCAACCGTCTCGTCGAGCCTTGCGTCGCCCGTTGCAGCACGGGGAATGATGCCGCTGCCGACGATGTTGTTGACCAGCACGGACACGGCCTTCGCCGCGTGCGGATTGTTGCGGGTGAGATCGCGCATGCGATCCCGCAGCAGGCCGCTGGCGGCCGCAATCTCGGCATCCGCCGATGTTCCCGCGGTCTTCCACCCGTCAGTGCGCCGTCCCTTGGCCGCGCCGTCATACCCACGGGTCTTCGTTGCAAGCGCCTCGAAGCTGCGCCGCGCGAGCGCCCGCCTCACACCAGCCTCGGGCGCGGCCCACGCCACCATCCGGTCGAGGAAGGTGATCTGGCTCACCGGTCGCCCCGTCCGAACCCGGCATAGCCCGCGATTGGGCGCGACACGCCGGAGGATGCCGTGATCTCGGTCTCGATGGTGCGGATGCGCTTCAGAAGGTCGTCCGCCGAGCCATACTCGACCGTCTTGCCGTCATAGCTGACCCGGAGTGTGCCGCTGGCATAGGCGCGCTTTAGCGCATCAAGTTCGTCGATCGTCCAGGCCATGATGGCTCCTCGCTTGCTCTCGAAGCGTTCGTCGCTCGAAAAGCTCCACCGGAGCTTTTCGTTCGCTCAGGCGAAGCTCTCCTCACCCTCAGAACCACTTCCCGCGCGGGCCGAGCCAATCGCTCTGCCGCTTGGTGGATGGCGGGTTTGGACGGGCAAGACGCCCGGCTTCGATGTTCGAGTGCGTGTCGTCAGTGTCTGCAGGCTGCGGGCCGACCTGATCTTCGAGATCGCGCCACTTGTCCTCGGACCAGCGATCGGCTCCGGCGATCCAGACGGCGGCGCGGGCATAGACCCGGCAGTCCAGAGCCTCGTTGCGTTCGCGAACCTTCTGCCATTCGAGCTTCTGGAAGCCGCGCTTGGTCGTAACGGTCACAAGATGCTCGGCGACGAGCTGCTTGACCCATTCGGCGTCGACGCCCTGGGGCAAGTGCACAAGTCCGGCCGGACCCTGCGCTCCATCCGCCGCGTCCTCGTCGGTGGGCTTCGACAACCGCAGGAAGCGATAGGTCTCGGCCTTGAATGTCGAAACCGCGATCGTCCAGAGCCGTGCGCCGCGACGGATCTTGCGGCCGCCTTCCGTCGCATCGACGAAGGACGGGCCGGTCACTGGCGCTGCGCGATTGAATCCCTCGACGCCCTTGACGGCCAAGACCTGCGCAAATCCCTGCTGGCGCGCCCATGCATAAACGGCGGGCGCTTCGAACCCCGTATCGATCGCCAGTTTCGACAGGCTCAAGCGAACGCCATGGGCGTGCGGCCATGTCTGGCCGAGGAGATCAGTCAGAGCCGCCCACGCCTCGGCGCTGTCCGGGCCGCCAGGGATGACGATGTGGTCGACGAGCCAGCTCGCGAGCCCGCGACCCCAGGCCCAGATCGAGACTTCGATGCGATCCTTCTGGATGTCGGCGCCCGCCGTGAGAAACAGACCGCCGCTCGGCACCGTGCCGATGCGCCAAGGATCGCGGCGCTCGTAGAGCCGCTGCCAGTCCGGCGCTTCGCCGGTCTCAATCCAGGTCTCGCCGAGCACGCCGTTCTTGAAGCTGCGTTTGGCTTCGTCGCTCGTCTGCGCGGCGTCCCACATCCGGGCGATATCGGCCCATGAAAGCCAGCCCACCGGTGAATAGAGCCCCGAGAGATGGTATCCGACCGTTCCCGCGTGCACGCCATCGCGCGTCGGACGCCACTCGCCGGACATCATCAGGGCTGTCTTGTGATGCTCCTCGATCGGGCCGTCGCAAGACTCGCAAGAGTAGTGCGCCGTGTGCGGTTGACCTTTCTCCCAGCGCAGGCGCTCGAAGCGTAGCCACTGGCGATGATCGCAATGTGGGCACGCCACGAAGTAGCGCCGCTGGTCGCTGGCCTCGAACTCGCGCTCGATCCGCGATACGCCATGGATCGTCGGCGTCGATGTCAGAAAGACCTTCGAGCGCCAGGAGAACGTGCGCGTGCGGGCCTCCGCGAGCGCAACAGGATCGCCTTCCTCGTCGGCGGACGGGGGATAGGCGTCTACTTCGTCGAGAAACAGATAGCGCGCCGGCATGGAGCGCAGGCCGACTGCGCTGTTGGCGCCGGTGATGACCAGAAGCCCCGCCGGGAATTCCTTCGACAGAACCGTGTTGCCGGCGTCTCGCGAACGCTGTGGCTTGACGCGCTCGCGCAACACCGGGCTTTCCGCGATCAGTGGATCGATGCGCTGGCGCGAGAAGCGCTTGGCCAGTTCCACCGTCGGCTGGACCGCGAGCATGGGTCCCGGCGCATGGTGGATGACGTAGCCGATCCAGTTGTTGCCGGCCTCGGTAGCCCCGACCTGCGCCGCCTTCATGAAGACGACGCGGCGCGCAGCGTTGCCGGGCGACAGCGCATCCATGATGGCGCGC